ATCTGTATAATCTTTATCTTTTAATAATGAATTAAAAGCCTTTTTATTTTCTAAATAATTGCCGTTCCCATTCCAATACTTCTCGTTTCGCTCCATAAACTCTGGCTTACGCTTCCAGTTCTGCATTTTATCCTCATTCTCCTTCATCCAGTCTTTGTATTGCTTTGGCACATCAGCCACAAAGTTTTCTGATGTTTCAGGAGGTAGATTTAGCCCATTTTTAAGCTCACGGATAAACTCCGCATCCGTTTTCATAATGGTTCTGCGGTGGCACATGCAGTTCACATGCCATTTGTCCCACTTGAAATCTTTGGGATACACACCTTTCAGCTCATCACACATATCATAAATTCTATGGCTTGGCGAAAGATGTATTTCCACTCCTACAATGTCGTTATTCTGCTCTATTCTAAGTTGTTCAGATGTTCTGTATGCGGTATTTATTTCATTCCGTGCAAGTCTCATTGCGTTTTTATATGCCGACCTATACACTCCCTGACCTACATGATAGTAATCTGTATTGTTAAGCAAAACAGCGTTGCCGTGCTTGTCTTTTATTTTCTTGTATAAAGAATCAGGATTATTAAGATGCTGCCGAATTGCCCTTGCAAGAGTATTCGCGCTTTGTCCCTCTGTAAGGCTCAAATCAATAGCTAATTCCAGTTCTTCTTTTGCCTGCTTGGTAATATTCCAAACTCTATCAGAAAGCGTAAATCCGTTTGTTTTTCTTTGCTGGAAAGACAATAAAGCCCTTGCGTTTTGTGTGTTTGCTGCGACTTTTAGCAATTCTTTTTGAAAAACCTCTTTTGGTATTTTATTGGCAATTCTTTTCAGCGTTAAGGCTTTCAGATAATTGTATTTTTCATTAGCAAAATTCCACTGCCTTGCTGAACCAGTAGAGATAATCCCTAAAAGGTTATTTTCGTATTCGGATAATATTTGGGCTATCCTTTCTGTTATCTTTGGATTCTTTTTAAACTGGAATAACTCTTTTTTGAGTTTAGTTTTTACCACCGCAGAAGCCGTTTGAGAGATAAGCTTTTGAAAGGCTTTCTCTACATCACGGATATAATGCTCCGTAGCAATACGGTGCAAGTTATCATGGTTCAAATTTAGTTTGGTTTTTAAGGTTATTAGTTAAGCACAAATATACGAAAAAACCCCTTACAAAAAGGCTTGTAAAGGGTTTAAATAAAACACAACATGAAAACAATTTAAGCCGTTGCAAGTTCTTGTTTTAAGATTTTATGTATAAACAATCTACCTTCTTCTGTCCATACAGTCTGCATACTGGTCTGCGTATTGCCGTTACTATCTACAAAAGGGTAAGTTTGGGTTTTGGTGTAGCCTTTATTTTGGTATTTATGATAAAGTAACCAAGTGCCACCCTGTTTGTATTGTACGCCTAAGTCACGCAGTTTTTTATTTAGAGTAATAGCACTCGTGCCTAATTCTTTAGCTATTTGGTTGGTATTATAGGTACTTTGGCTTTGTAATACCTCTTCATAGTAGGCTACTTTTGGGGCTTGTTTTTGTAACTCTTCGCTTTGCAGTTGGTTTTGAATTTGTAGGCGTTCTTTTTCTCTTTCACTTTCTATAACCATTTGTGCAAGGTCTATTTTAGAAAGGTTAGAAACTGGATTTTGGGCGAGTTTTTCACACTCTATAAAATAACGCCGAGCCTGTTTGCCTTTTTCAGTCCTTTGTAACATTGAAATTTCTTTGGCGGTATCTATTGTTAAAGCATAATCTGTAAGTGTTTGATTTGCAAGGGTGTTAAAAACTTCACACCCTTGATAATCAACGCCTTCAATAAACCCATATTGTAATTGTCTTTCAAACCAATTACTAAATCTTTCTGTTACTTCTAAAAATCTATGTAATTCACGAGCAGAAACGGCTCTTTTGCCGTTTTGCTCTGTTATTTTAATTAGTTCTTTCATGATTATGCAGTTTTTTTGTGTTGATATACTAATTCTTCTACACTATCAAAGACAAATGATGGTAATTTATCTTTAATAGCCCAAAACAAAGAAAACATCTTATTAAGCCTTTGCTGTGCATCATGAATGTGGCCTTTGCGCAGGTCATCGCTTAACTCGTTCATCTGGTCGTTAAACAAAAGCATTAAATTTTCGTAATCTACTGCAAAACAAGAATCAAACGGCTCTAATCTTTCTACAATTTCTAAAAGTTCGTTTTGTTGTGCAACTTCGTTACTATTATTCACGATGGTCGCAGTGGTTTCTTGATGTAACATAATTTATATAATTTAAATATTTTTAAACACAAAAGCCCGTGAGTGGGTGTTGTTACATCAAGAGCTTACGCTTTTTGATTGTATAGCATTACTACTACACGACACCTTCACGGGTTATACTAATATCTTAATATAGATATTTTGCAACTTTAAACAAGTGTTGCTCTTGATGTAACACCGCAAAGATAAGAATAAAAAAATAACCTGCAAATATTTTGCAAGTTATTTTTGTTTTTTAGTATTTTAGTTTATCTTTTTTGATACTTATAATATATAACCCCTGTTGGAGAAATTATGGTATTCAAATGAGCTTCAACTACATTATTCTCATAGTTATCCAAATACAACTTTTGTGTTCCCCCACCGTTTTTTTCCTTAAATTCTATATAAGCCTTATATCCATCTTTCACAGGTGTAATTACATATGTTCCCGTTTCATTATAAGTATCATCGTTTACAGACTTGTAGGGTTTGTAAATGTAGGTTCCATCCGCATTGATTATATAGTATGATTCATATGGTTCTAGACCAGGTAAATTATACTCATTCTTCCAATATTCAGAGATACTAAACTTGGACGCCTTATAATCCCAAGTCCCAACCATTATTTTCTTAATGTAGTCAGTGTTTCTAAAATCTTCTCTTGGCAAATCTTCTGAATTATCACTACTTCTTGAACAAGACAAAAACGCCACAAATAATACGGCAAACAATAAAATCTTTTTCATTTTTAAAATAAATTTTAAATTAACCCCACAAAGATACAAAAACTACCAAATATTTTTATAAAAATTGTTTTCCGTTTTGTTTTTCTGTAGCTTGGAGTTGCTCATCTTCTATTTCCTGCATCATCATTTCAGGATTTTTTACTCCTGCTCGCTCCATTGTGTGTTTTTGAGAATAGATAGGCTTATTGCCGTTTGCCTCCATCAAGAAACGAATAAATTCCGCCTCGTTATTGATAACAAAAGGAGTGATTACAGGCTCTACATCCAAATCTTCCTTTGCAAGGCTTACATTCATCATTTGAAGGTAAGATTTTATAATACTTGCTCTTCTTTGGAATGCTGGAATATAGATTGCCATTTTCTCCATTACTTTAAGGTGGGCAGATAAGAATAAAAACTCTGCTGAACTCCCTGCAAGCATATTGCCCAATCCCTGCATTTTATCAAATGAAATATTAGGTGTTGCTGTAAAGTCGTGAACATCCCTTTCTAATCTATCTGTTTCCTTTGCAAGGCTTTCGTTTGCGTTAGATGGTGTTACAAAATTAGCATCAGCATCTTCCCCTAATTGAAGAACCCTGCCTGATTTATCTTTGCTCATCTGTCCCTCTACCTTGCCCCTTAATTTTAGGATAGGGAAAGCAAAGCGGTCGTTACTTTCTGCTGTATAAGAATAGATTCGCTCTAATCTCTCTATTGCTGTCTGAACATCTGCCCACTCTACCGCTTCCTGCTTATAGAATACCACAGGGATTTTCCCTATCGGATTATTTTTTCTCTCTATCTCTACCCATTCGTTTTTATATTCAAATCTTATGATTTCATCTTTGGTGTAAACCTCAAAGTATTTGATTTCATCTTTGGTAAATTCCCTGCTGAAACTTACTAAATCATCATTGTCATCAAATACAGGATATAGTTTGTTTTTCTCAGGAGTTAAGACCTTTGCTTTAAGTCTGAAATTAGAATTAAATCCGTAATAGTCGTTAGGTTCTGTGATAGGATACCAAAGTTCTGCACATTCTGTAAATCTACCCACAGCGGTAACAATTTCCTTGTCTGTGAACTTCATTTTGTTTTTCTCCAAAACCTTTATAAAGGCATTATATAGATTAGTATCCTGCGTGTTGTTAGTGTATTTTACAGGTTTTCCACAAAGGAAAGTAGTTGCGATACTTACTATTTTTTTTTGGTAAGAAAGCCCAACTCTATTAAGGGGAATAGTAGTTGTTTTGATTTTTTTATCTCCGTTTTCATCAATATAATCAGAGGTTACCTCTCTATCAGGATAGCGGTATTTATTCTTAAAAATCTCATGTTCTGTTACGATATATTCCTTATTAAATTTCCCAATATTTGGTAAGACTCTATTGTTTTTATACTTCTCAATTTCCCGAATA